CTACAATCTGTGACGAACTGAAGCTGATGACGCGACAGCGCATGGCCAGATACGTTGTGTCGCGGCCCACTTCGGGGATGTCCACGAAGTCGCTGTCGTCCTGCGCCCCCGTGAAGAAGGCACGGAATTGAACCTGCCCGATGCCCGCGCCGAAGGCCCCTCGGTTGAATACCCATACGGTCCCGCTGGCAGAGTCCACACCAATCGCCGGACCGCTGTTCAGGGTCGCCGATCCGGTGATGGCAAACAATTCAACGGTAGGTGTCCCCGAAAGGGTCAATCCGGTGACGGTCACGGTCACGGTGGAAGCGGTGACCGCCGTGACTTTCGCCTGGCACTCGACGTATTCGTTGCCGGTGGCATCCTTACAGGGCACGACCACCGAATCGGTCACGTCCTGCCGTCCCGACAAGCGCGCCGTGAACACAACTTGCCCGGGACCGCTGCCTGCGTTGGCCCGATTGAATACATAGGGACCACTCCCGCTACCGCTGACCCAAGTGCAGCCAAAGGTCGCGTAGGAGATGTAGGGCGTTCCTCCCATGGTATCCTGCGCCGACACCGTGACCGTGACCTGTGTAGCCGAGGTCGCCGTCACCGACGCGGTGATCTTCATGGCGGTGCCCACTTCGGTCCGCTTGATCGTGGTCAGATCAATCGGTTCCAGCATCGGAATGTTCAGGTCCGGAGGACCGGACAGTTGCTTCGTGTAGAGTCGGGGATAGGTGGATAACGTGACCTGTGACTGTTCTGGCCGCACGTAGTCCGGCACCCACGACACGATACGAGCATTGGTTTCCTGTCCTATGTCGCTGTCAAGAATGACCCGGCCCCCTAACACGATGGGCTGATCCGAATAGCCCATCAGTTTGAGGTCAGCCACCGTGCCAGAATAGGTCAGGTATTTGCCTCGGCGCTCATCCAGCCCATCCATGCACAGTTCCCACAGGCGCGCGCCATCTGATCCTTGCGTCATCGGGCGTGCGGTAGGTCCCGGATTGATTTGAATCCCGGCGATGTACCCGGACCATGTGGCTCCGTTGCCAGCCCCGATGCGGGCGGACAAGGTTTGCGTTCCGGCGGCGACCAGCACGTTCTCGATTTTCAAGAGCACGAAAGAATTGATCGGCGAGACGTAATGGATGGTCTGTCCCAATGCGGTGAACTTGACGCCTTCGGCGCCATCGGCACTCGGCGTCAGGGAGGTCGGGCGAATCCAGACACTTGCAGAGTAACGATTCTCGAGGGAACGAACGTACCACGACTTCGTGGCTTCGATGTACTGCGCCCCGGTCAAGCCGGTGACCTGCAAACTGGCCCCGGCGAAGATCAGGGTATCCGCTGTCGTGCTCTTGGCGACCGTCACCCCGCTGTTTGTCCAGTAATCCGGGAGCGAGCCGGTCCATGCTTCCGGGATACCATTGCGAAGCACATTGTGCGTATCGCCCCAGTTGGTGTCCACTTTGCCGAGCCGCACCCCAACGCCAGCGGTGGCGATGTCGGCGGGACTGTCCAAAGAAACCAGTTGCTTGCCGCTGGACGACGCCACCACCCGCACCAAATCGTCCACCGAGATGCTTCCCAAGGACGCCACGACGACATCACTCGTGGCCCCGATGGAATCGGTGATGTTGACGAACGACCCGTCCCGGCGTTCGAGGTAGAGGGAATTGGCCCCACCGGGAAGGTTAGCGTGGTTCAGTTGGTCGTCGTAGCGAACCGGGGCACCGCCGCCATGGATAGAGGCAAGTCGCACCGTAGTCGAGACAATGTTGCTAACCCGGTGCCACGCATTCGCAATGGTCGCTCCATCGCGTCCGAACGCCATGATGCGGGTGATCCGCTCAGTCGGCTGTTCATCCTTCTGGAAGGAGATGATGTTCTTGCCGCCCCGCAGCACCAGTTTCGCTGCCGAGGCCCCGCGCTCCACCAGATTGACTGTGTAGGCGCTGGTCCCGAAAACGAATTCGGCCTCATAGCCCGTTTCCAATTCGAGTTGCGTCAGAGCTTCCGCACACGACGCGTTGGACAACTGCATATCCACGCGTGCTGTCGGCGTCACCGTACCCAACGTCATCCATGCCGGACCGAGGCCAAGGATGAAAGAACTCATGACGGTAGACGGCAGAAGGCGCACCAACGGCACGTTGAAGAAGACGTAGCCATTAGCGTCTGTCTGCGAGACCATGTAGTTGATTAACTCGCGGCGCACCGACGAACATCGCACGGCAATGAGCGGATTCTCGGCTTGCGTGCTTACCCGTTCAATCCGCCATTCACTCGGGTCGCCAGAAGAAAAAGTACAGCGTACAACATTACCCTCGACGAGGTAGGCCGAACTGGTCCCTGCCTTGGGGTAGGTGAATTCAAGAGAGTCATCACCAGCCAACGTCTGTGGGATACGACATTCGATCGGCATGTCCATGAACCCGCCGAGCGCAATCCGAGTCCCTCCCGCTGCTTGGAAGTTCGTCCATAGTTCGAGGTACAGCAGCGGGATGCTCACCAGTAGCACGGCGAGTAGTCCGCAGTGCCGGTCGGCGTCCCTGCGGTGGCGGACAAAGCCGCCGTGGCCCATGAGCTAGTCGAGTAGACCGCCCACTCGCGCTTCAGTTCACGGGGAAAGGTGCCGGAAGTCAGTAAGGTGTCATCTTGCGTCGTGACCCCGCTGATCCGTTTGGTGATGCGGTTCTCGCTGCCGATGATTTTCCGAATGTCACCCGCAGCAATCGTTGTGGTCAGGGTCACGGTCAAGACGACCGCACCAGTTGAATCCTTGATAGTCAGCGTGGGGTTTGTGCAGGTGTTGATCGTCCACGTGACATAGCAGGGGGCACTTCCCATCGGCAACGCAGCGTAAGAACCGGTCAGGTTGACGGACGTGGGCGTGACGGCTTGCCAGAACGGATAGTCCGCAACGAACGTAGCTTCAACCATCAGCCGGGGTACGATTAAAGCGCCATCGGGCGGCACAACCCGCACCGAGCGACAGCGGGCCTGAATCTGAACATCCGTTACATCGGTGAGCTTGACCATAACAAGGTCACCGCCACCGAAAAGGTTGTGTATGGTACGGAGGGAAGCGCGATTGGTTGTGATGTCGGCCCCGCGCACAGCACCACGGATAGCGAAAGTCTTCGCGTCGATGTTACGGACATTGGTGGACAGACGACCCGGACGACCCGGTACCACCACCGAGACAACCTCGATGTCAGAACGGCTCAAATAGTCTGGCGCATCGGCAGGATAGAAGCCAAGGGTCTCGACGTCCACACCACCAACGTAAATGCTCGCCATAAATCCTCACGCCGAGGGCAGGACGCCCGCGTTGCGTTCGTTTGAGGTCGCCTGAAGGCCAAGGCCGACATTGACCGAACTGACACTCACCACCGGAGTCGGCGCATCTTCCACGGCCTTCGCTGTCCGCTCTGTAGCGTCAGCGGTACGCTCATTGAAGATCGCCATGCCAACCAAGAGACCAATGACACGATTGCCCTGATCGTAGCTCAGGGCAGAACCGAAATTGGCTCCGGTAGTGCTATTGGACAGAGGTGAGATTGTCTCCCCCCCCTGAGCCAAGGCGTCCGCAAAGGCTTGGTTCTGACGATCAAGATTCTCGCGGCGGCGTTGTTCACGTTCAGCGTCGATAGTCTCCTGCAAGAACTGCACATCGGCAGAGGTATGAGCCGGGTTGGCAAGGAGCTTCGCCATGTCATCTTGCGCCGCGAAAAACGCTGCCATCTCCGCAGCAGCTTCGGTGAATCCATGTGCGCGCAAGCTACGAACCTGCACACTCTCCATGAAGTCGCCAAGCTCGCTTACCGATTGCGCCCACTGCTCGGCGGCGGCAGCAGCTACAGCAGTCGCATAAGCAACCCTCTCCAGCCCCTGCGTGTATTCCAGCGCCTTGATATACCCGTCGCCCATCTTCGCATCGAGCGCCGCCTGCATTTCTCGCTCTTGGCCAAAACGGAACCGTGCAGCATCCGCAGCTTCATTCTGGCCTGTGGCGATGAGATTACGAACCTCCAAGTCTTCGTAGGCATAGCGCAGTTGACGCGCCAGAGCGTCCGCTGTCGCTGCGGCAGCGGCTGTCGCTTCTTCCAGCGACAGAACCAATTCGTCACGAATCACAGCCGTGAGGCGCTTGTACAAGTCTTCGGTGATGACACCAGCGTCGTATTGCTGCTTGGCCGCGAACAGAGCCGCAGCAGCCGTGGCCTCGATGTTCACTTTGGCCGCTTCCAGTGAGAACCCTGCGGCACCAGTGGTGTCCCCACCAAGAGCAGCACGGCGGGATTTGTTGGTCAATTCCCGGCCCGTCAAGGTGAAACCCAGTTGCTCTAGGTCGTTCTGTTTCCTCGCGGCGATGGCGGCTTGTTCACGTACCGCCTTCTCCATTTCAAGTGCTTGGACGGTCTTAAGTTGAGCAATGTAAAGCTCCCCATACTTCACGACCGCCGCGTCACTTGAATGGAGGTACTTCTCCTGTGCCGCAAAGAGTTCTTCGTCCTGCCGCAAGCGTAGGTCTGCGAGGGCTGCAGTCTCATCTTGACCTCGCGCCTGTAGCTCACGAATCCGTAGGTTCTCGGAAGCGACCTTCTGCTCTTGCGCCACCATGCGCTTCGCTGTCTCGATGGCGGCCTCGTACGCCTTCCGGATTTCCAGAAGCTCCTGCAGGTACTTGACCTGACCTTCGTGTAGCCGATCGAATCCAGTACTCGACGTCGACAACCGAAAGGCATCGAGCGCCTTCTGGATATCGGCAACAGACATTTTGGTAACATCACCGCGACCGAGCGTAGTCTGGTGAGAGACTTGTACGCCGCCAACAGCATCCTCGGCCATCTTCTGAAGGTCACGCGCCTGCTTGTCAAGCGAGTTGATGGCATCTCCCAAAGCGCCACGCGGGGACGCGATAGCAGCGAAGTCACCCATGCTCTGGTGAAATTTGATACCGGCCTGACGCATGTTCTCAGCAGCGACCTCTGCGGCCTTCGCCATGTTCGCAACGCCAGTTACGAAGCCAGCGAACATAGCCACACCGATAGCAAGCGGGCCAGCATTAGAAGCGCCAGCAACAAAGGGACCGCCAGCAGCAGCACGTTGGCCAGCCGCACCACCTAGCGTAGACGCCATGTCGGTGTTCGATGCACCGCCATTGCGAATCTTTTCAATCAGTTTGTCGATACCCAAGGCACGATAGAGCAGGAGCGATACAATGCTCGCAGCGAGGTTGACGAACATATCCTTGATGGCATTCACGAACCCCTTGAAACCATCTAACCCGCTGGCAAATATCTTGGCGAAACTCTGCTGCATGGTATTGTAGATCGACTTACCCGCTTCGACCCACAGGGCCGTCATCTGGTCAACGTGGTCGTAGTCGAATTTGGCAAGTTCCCCGGCCTGCCGCTTTCGCACCTCAGCAATTTCGGCGAAGACCCGCTTTTGGTGTTCGGCATCTGTGTCGCTCAACTGACGTGCCAACGCCGCGATCTCACGCTCTTGTTTTACTCGCAGCTTCGCCAGATCGGCTGCACGCGCTTCGGCTGGGGTACGCGCTGCGAGGCTTGCGGCCTCTAACTGGGCGTCCACGATACGTTCGGTACTTGCGCGGGCATCCTCTTGCGCGATCTTGAATTCATTCAGACCACGAATCGCCATGTAGAGCCATTGCACCCATTGGCCCAACCCCTGCACCTGTGCATCGTACATGGCCTTGTCGGTTGCGTACTGTGCAGCAAGGCGTCGAGCGGCAGTTGTCGCACCCATCGCCTCAAGCAGTTGTACTTGCAGGGCGCGGGTCTTTTCTTCATCCTCACGCGCACGTTTGGAAGCAACGGCCTGATTTTCCAGCGCCTGAACGTCACGAAGGCGGGCGATGGTGACCGCACTCAGTTTGTTGGCGTAGGCTTGAAGAAGTTCGGCATCCTGTGCAGCGGCACGTGCGGCGTCTTCAGCCTCTCGCGGAGTACCTGTCGCGGCCACTATACGACTCCGCTCTTGGAGGCTCAGGTTGGTGGCGGCAAGGGCAGTTTTGAGGGCGTTCTCCGCTTGGACCCGCTGCATCCCAAGTCCGTACGCCTTCGCCGCCTCGACGTTGCCATCAGCCATCGCTTGGCGCACGTCCTTGTATTTACTGATGTCCTGATGCAGTAAAGCCGCCTGATCCCGCCACAGCGAGTTGGCGAGCGACAGCGCCTTGCGCTGATCCTCGAAAGTGGCTGTCAGGTCTTGATAGTGGCGCATATCGCCACTCGCCGCAGCACTCGCTCGCGCACGGATACTCGCTGTTTCCTCGTTGGCGTCGCGGAGGTCCCGTTCCACGGTAAGCTGTTTGATGTATTGCGCGTTCAGGGATTCGAAGTTGGCATCCAACGCCGCAATTACACGCGCAGCCGCCTCGAACCCCACCGAGCCAGCTTGCATATAGCCGTTGAGCGTGGCTTGCGCTTGTGCGTTTCGTGCAAGGACGTCAGCATTCCCATGACCAGCCGCTATCAGTTGTCCGGTGGTAGACAGAAGTGTCGTTGCCTGCTGAACACGGTGTTCGTCCGACTTCATTAGAGCCGTCTGCAGGTTCAGCAACCGCTCTGTTTCATCGGCAAGCGCCTTGGTTTCTTTTTTGGACTCTATCAAGAAGGAGATGACCCCGGCGATAGCACCGCCACCCAACCCGAGGCCGGCTCCCAAATGACTTGTTTTCGCAGCAGTAACCGACGCCGATTCTTTCTCGGCTTTGGTAACATTCTCGGTTGCCAGCTTGTACGCCTTCGCCGCATCCACCGCCTGCAACAGCGCTTGGGCCTGTGATTCACGAGCTTGGGTCAGCGTCTTAGTTGTTGCCGCGGCGTTCTTCTCCGCTTCACGCTGTTCTCGGTTGAAGAACTCGTACGCTTTGACCGCAGCCATCATCGCTATCGCCAACGCCATCACATAACCATTGCTGCCGCCAATGAGGAGCATCCACGATGCCATGCGCGCAAGGTGGCTGTCCATCCCCGCGGAGGTCAGAGCCAACAGAGCCATCGTGCGTGTGAGATGGCTCATTACGTCGCGAGTGCGCCCTACATGGCCAGCAGTGGTACGATGCGCCTCTCCATGCTTGTGGACGAGGGCGTTGGCCGCTTCCCATTGAGCAAGGGCTTTATCGAAGTCGGTCGATTTGGGGCCACTCGAGGCGATGGTGGGCCGCACGACAGCGGGTCCAGCAATACTGACTACGCCAGCCGCACGCCAACCACCGAGTTGGTTTTGCGGGAGGGCCAATCGTGCACGGTCCGCAGCAACACGCGCCTCGTACTCGTAGGCGAGTTTCTCGGCTTCGACTTTACTGGCGATCAGCGTGGTTGTCTGAGTGATAGCCTGTTGCTGTCGTTTTTCCGATTTCTCCACCATCTCAGCGGCGATTTGCGCTTGCTCCGCTGCGGCAAAGGCCGCATACCCGACTTCGAGAATAGCGCGGCCTTCCGCCTCCCGTTCCGCCTGTGTCTGCCTGGCGTGGCGGGTCAATTCGGCGGCGCGTTGCGCTTGTTCGAGGGACATCTGACGCTGGACGGCAGCCGCCTGAGCTACCGATTGTAACCCGGACGCCACGGCCTGTTGGTACATCTGTGTGGCGCGGGTGTATTCGTTCATGGCGGTAACGGCATCACTTGCACCGATCTGGCGAATCTTCGCACCCAACTGCTGTGCAGCCATGCCAGCGGCACCAAGACGAACGGGGAGGCGATCAACCGCAGCCCCCAAGGACAACGCCGCCTCTTCGCCTTCGATAGAACCAGCAACCAGCCCCGACGAATCGAGGCCAAGTGCGAGTGTGGCGAGGTCAATGGTCTTACCCATCAGGTTTTGGCCGGACGGCTGTTGTCAGCCATTTGCAAGCGGGCCGCGATATCGGCGGCGTGTATGATGTCGGCTTCCCATGGAGCAATCGGACGGCCCGTCATGATGACGTAGTCGCGCATATCGGTCCATGTGATCGGGGAGGGACCAAAGCCGTTTGATCCTCGCGCGGCATTGAGGGCGTGCCACGTGGGAAGCAGGAGGGCGCACTCCTCGGGCACCGGAGGCCCGTAGAGTTGTTCCTCTAGGGCCTGCCGTTGCTCAGGATTCGCCGCAGTTTGTACCGCCGTCGTTAGATGGTCCCGCATTGTGAGACCTTTCTCGGCGTCACCGACCGGGCGATTGAGTGCTATTCCGTGACGGACGGCGGCGCAGAACTCGTCGCGGAGCCGGAGAAAAAATTGGTCCGGTCCTTGATGAATTCCGCCACTTGATCGTTCAACCAGCGCAGCCGCGTGTAAAGGCGGACCGCATTCTGGCGTGTGCAGGGCAGTTCCTCACCATCAAGGGAAATGCCCTGCCACGCCAAGGTGCAGGCCGCGAAAATCTCCGTGACCGCCGATTCGTACTCTTGAGTCTTCGTCTTGGCGAATGGCCCCTTGGCCAAACGCCGATCCGATACAGCGTGCTCGGTCTTGCGGTAGATGGCAGAATCGGTCCCTGCCAAAGTGATTGTGAGCGGCTTGTCCCCAACCATCATGACTTCGTTGGTGACCGGGTGCCGCACTTCCATGACCGCACCCGCGCCCGACACGTCCGACAGATCCAGCGTGGCCATATCGAGAGTAGAAGCCTTTGCAACGGACGACATATGTGCCTCCAAGAATGAGTTGTCCTACGTGTTACGGGGTCCGAGTGATCTGACAGGTCGACGTGCCAGCGTCGTCGGCCTTGGCCATCCAGTTGAACGTCTGAATGAAGGGCTGATTCTGCCCGCCACCCACCATGCCACCATCGGTGAGGCGCACCTTGCTGAACAGGAACGCATACTTCTTGCTGCCCGCACCACCGACCGTGATCGCCAGCGCAGCCTCGGTAAAGGCGAGGTAGTCGGCGAGGTAGATGTGGTCGGGAACGTAGCAGGAGAACGACCCACTCGCCTCGAACGAACCGGGCGCGAGATTGGCCGGACTGATGCTGTTCATGACCGGGAATTCGATGGTGGTCCGCTTGAGATCCATCGTGAAGGCAGTCGGACTCACGATCGCCGAGCCAGACCATGTCAGTGTCTGCAGCGCGTCGATGGGGTTCATCACGGGGTTGCTGTTGGCCGCAGCCGGAGTCGTGTTGACAGCAGTTCCCGCTGATACCCCGGCCTTGGACACAAAGCCCCACGACCCAGTGACGGCATCACCGACCGAGGCGTTCATGGTCAACGAGTTGACGAATGCACCGTCATAGTGGATGACCTTCGTGATGTCGGAGTAAACCTCTTCGACGGTCAAAGGCTTCGAGAGGGAGTTCACCTTGATGACGTTGGTTGTCCACACGTTGCCGAACAAGGAACCGATGATAGCATCCAGTTCCTTGTCTGCGGTCGAGTACGACCACTCAAAGTTGTACGCCCCACCCGCCTGCACCCGAGTCCGGTAGACGTCGGCGACTTCGAAGCGAGTCATTTCCTTCGATGCGTTGCTCTGAGTGGTTGTCTTGCCGATGCCGCCGGTCACACGGCAGTAAGCACCACCGGCACCGACCGGGGTACCCCACACCGTTTCGTTGTTGACCGAAACCTTGAAACCAAGTGCTGAAGCGAGAGCCATGGCGCGGAGCCTCCGTTAAATGTCGAGATCGACCGTGATAGTGAGCGGCACCCGATAGCCGCGCGGTGGTTCCGGGATGTCAGGTCCAACAGCAACGGACTGGACCCGTGCAGCGAGGCGTGACCCCACCGCAGAAAGGGACAGCCCCGCCAGTGTGGTTCGCAGGGTGTCCGCCAAGGTCAGGGCGTCTTCCGGGCCAGCGCCACCGGGGAAAACCAAGTCCAGTTGATACAAGCATCGCGCCCGCTGTAGTCCGGTCCACGGCCCTAGTTCGGCCAACCGCCAATCGGCGCGGAACATGGTTTCCTGCAAGTAGGGCGCATTCACGGGCGGCTCGAAAGCCACGTTGCGCCACGCCACAGGAGGCAAGGACGCCACCCCGACAAGTAGGGACCGCAACCCATGGAGAAGCTCGACGGACGGGACGACGGCTGGCATCAGGCACGCACCGGAAGGCCAGCCGCCGCAAACTTGGCGACCGACTCTTCGACGATGGCAGCGAAGTTGGCTTCCAAGATACGCACCATCCCGGCAGGAGCCTGTCCAGAGTGTCCGTACTCCAACATGATCGTATACTCCGCGCCATTGACAAACCACAACGGCTGGCCGAGGGGTGTCGAGGCGATGACCGCTGCGGCTGCAGCGATAGTGGCACCACCGTCAATGTCAACGCGCCCAGGTTCGGGAACGGGTCCATCTTGGCGCACGTGCCAACTGCCACGAGCATACCCTGTCTTGACCGGGGTACCTGTCGCATTACCGAAAGAGTTGCCGCGAACAATCCCTTCGAGAATGGTGAAGGCAACGTCACGCTGAATATGCAGCAACGTGATACGCAACTGCGCCATGCGAATGCGAATCTGCTCTTGCACGGTGCTCATGACGCCTCTACCTCGGAGTCAAAGAGTAGAGTGCCTGCATCATTCGGATTGAGGGGTGCTACCCCACGAACAGTCCACCAGATGTCTTGAAAGAAAATTTCATCAGCGGGGGCAAGGGTCCAGAACTGTCCCACAGGCACCGCTGCCAGCACGCGGCGGCGATGGGTACGAATGTAGGCCCGCGACTCGACCGACTCCGTCATCGGGGGAGACACGGGTAAGACCACGATGTGTAGCCGTGCTTCAATGGTCGGATCGGCTGCAGAGGGTCCAGTCAAGGGGTTGTAGGTTCCCTGCTGGCGGCGACGTACCGTAGTCAAAAGACCCGCATCAGCGATCATTTCGCGGGCCGCAGCCTGATCGTCAGAGTAGACGTTGGTTGTCATGGACTACGGCACATCGTTGAATTCACCCTCAACGAACCCCGGAACGTCGGCAAGGTCCGTGAGATACGGGAGGGCGGTCATCGCCTGTCCAGCCGCATTGAATAGCAACGGCTCCAACACGCCCATGACGAACGGAAAGACGGCTTCCGGATCAGCGTCAGCGGCATAGGTGAGCGAGATCGGGCCGACCGAGCGGCTCACCACTCGACCACCACGCGCCAGAGTCGGTTGCAGCGATGTCCCTGTAATGGACAGCACGGCCAACCGACATTGTGCTTCCTTCAAGCGCCACGACACTACATTCGAGGCAACCGCCAAACCCCCGCGCTCGACTACTCCGGTGCGGGGGTATGGTAGGGATTGCGTTGCAGTTTTCCGCATTCCACGGTAGCGGAACTTGGCTTCATTGCGGAGGTAGTCACAGGCCGAGACGATATGCGGTTCCCGGCCAACTTGACTGCCGTAGTCTTCACTCGTGATGTTACGGGCGGTAGACCATGTGACGAATTCGGCATCCGAAATGAAGGACACCGCATCAGCTTTGCCCGTGCCATCCTCGACTACCAGCGCCATGACAGACCCCCTAGATGGTCGGAGCTACCGGCTCGAACATCTGCTTCCACGCCGCTACGGTGCGGTCGTATTCATCACCAGCGATGAGCCGCAGGAACCCTGACTCGCGCCGATTGTTTTCGGAGTAGGGCGGGGCGTACTTGCGGAAAACATCGCTGTCGAGAACCTGCCCCGGCATGTGGCGGAAGCCCCCGCACGTAAATTCCTGCCACACGAAAAGGTAGCCGCGATCCGCTACCAGCTTCGCCGGGTCCAGCGAGGGTGCAGACCCGCCACCGTCTGGCTGGGGCGCCGTGTACGGCTTGTCGGCTTCGGGGGCTGCGACTGCACGTTCGTTTGCCATTTCAGACGCTCCAGCGTGAAGGTGACGGGCCATGCCTCGACGTTACGCGACAGCGGTGTAGAGGAAGTACCCGAGATCGGCGGCGACCAGCTTCTGCTGGTAGGCGTACTCGCCCTCGATTCGGTCGGACGCGATCGGCTCCATGCGGTATTTCTTCATCCGGACGCCTTCCACGGCACCGGTGTAGCCGGACCACGCGAAGGTGATACCAGCGGTGACCTTGTTGAGGCCGGGGCCACGATCGGTGTAGGTCAGGAGGGCGTGCTTGCCGGCCATCAGGTCGAAGGTGGCACCCGCATCGGTGGTCACGATCGCATCGGAGACCAGCAGTTCCTCGATGTCGAAGTACCGCGCCAGCATGGCGGGGCTGATCGAATCGGCGGAGGTGTACTTGAACTGATCCTTCACGGCGGAGTTGTTGCGGAGCGCCGCGTAGACCCGGCGTCCGACAGTCAACTGATTCGGCAGCTTGCCGGTCGAGGCAAGGATCGCCGTCTTGCCGGTTTCGATGTCAGCAGCCGGGTTGGAATTGGCGACGTTCCAGCGAAGAAACTGTCCGCCACCGGGAGCCGAGTCGACGCCGGTGATGTCGGTGCCCCAGACTCCGGTCTTGAAGAAATTGGCCAGCCAGATCCGTTCCTGCTCGCGCAGCATGGCCCCCATCACCATTTCCTGAGCGGCATCTTCGAGCGAAAGCTGGTTGTCGGCGTTGGCCCGCTGCGGGTCCGAGATGTCGTAGTGATACCCGAAGGTCTCACAGGCGTACGAGTCGGTCGTGAGGGCCAGCGTGCCACCCACGGTCTCGGTTCCGGGCGCACGCACCTTGGCGAACGCCGAGAGGAACGTCTTCTTCGTCCACTTGTAGAAGTTGTCGGACTGCTTCTGAACGCCAAGGGCCGGGAAGACACGGCCAGCGACGTACTGAGAAGCGGTCTGCTTGTAGGCGACCGACAGGTTGGTGAGCATTGCGTTGACATGCAAGTCTCCCGGTGTCGGTGCGGCCTTGCGAACGACGGACATGGTTGTTCTCCTCGAAGGTTCGGTGGCCTAGACGACGCCAGTGCCGCAGTTGATGAACGCAGTGAACACACTCCCATCACCAGCCGCCCCTTCCAGCGCGTACCCGATGATGTGCGACCCAGTGGTGGCCGCAGTGATGGCCTTGCCGGTTGTTCCAGCCGCCATCAGCTTCGCACCCTTGGTGATGGCCGCACCAGCGACGAGCGGGGTGACTCCGATGACGGTGACCTCAGCCGCCAGATTCTCGGTTGGCTTGTTCTGCAGGGCACCCATCACCACTTCGCCAGCCACGGTCGACTCGACGATTTCATCGGCGTCGCTGTTGGGCTTGACGAGGTAGTACTGCTTCGCCGACAGATCAGCACCCGCCTTGACCCCCGGCATCTTGAACAACGGAAGTTCCCATGCCATGACACGTTCCTCCAGTGAGTGATCCGGCGTGGCCGGTGGTCGGTCCTACTTCTGCGTCGGCGTGTAGGCGTCGTCGGGCATTTCCCGAGCGGCCTTCGCGAACGCCTGCTGCTTGGTCAGGGACGGTTCCGCCTTGCGGATGTCCTCTGCCCGCTTCTCGATCCGGGTCTGCGCGTCGGTCGGAGCCTGACCGTCGCTTCCCAGCGCCTTGAACAGCGACGCCTCGGACTGAGCCGCCTTCAGCGCGGTGATCAGGCCGTTGACGGCGGCGATGGCGACTTCGTCGCCTTCAATCTTCGCGAGCACGGCTGCGACACCCTCGGGCTTCTGGCCCGTGCTGGACACGAGGGCATCGGCCTTCGCCAGCCGCTCCCGCTGCTGGATGTCAGCCTCGAGGGAGGCCAGACGCTTCGCCAACGCCACCCGCTCCGTGTCAGCCTCTGCCAACTGCTTGGTCAAGGTCGCCGTGGCTTCCTCGACGCGCTTGGTGATGATCTCGTCGTTCACGTCATCCTCCTCGTAGGTTGTGTAGCTTTTCTCGGTGTCTTCCAGATCTTCGTCGTCATCCATCATGTCCTCCTCGTCATCCTCTGCGTCATCGACGGGCGGCATCGTCTGCTTGCGGCGACCCTTGCTGAGGTCTTCCGGCGTGGCACTCAGGAACGCTGTGCCGAACTGGTCGAGAGTCTTCGCAAGGGCTTCCTCACGCTCCTCGCTGGAAATGGACGGGTCCAGCAGACTCTCCGTGGATACACGCAGCGCAGCGTGCATCGTGTCGAGCTCGGTCGGCTCGGGCTGGCCCTGCAACCGCTTCAAGATCGAACGAATGGACATGGAACCGATCCTCAGTAGAGGGTGTTGAAAGACACAAAAGAAGAACCCGCAGTACCCGCGAGGTGGTGATAGGCAGTGCGGAAATCAACCGTGGATGGTGGAGACAAATGCGGGGTGTTGGCCCGCTTGAAAAGGACGACACGGGCGTGCGGGTTCGCTGGTTTGTCGACAAGAGACACCTCGCGGAGCCGGACCTTGCGGAGCCGGTTCAGGGAGGCGACCCGAGGCAGGGTCAAGAAGACGAAGGAAGCAAAAGCGTCATAGTCATCCTGCGTAAATCTCGTCGAACAGGGTCACCGCTGACTGTTTGGCCATCGGCTCACGCACACCGTCCCCACCAATGGAGAACGCCTGCAGTTCTCCATTCTTCACTCGTTGCCACGTTGCGTCATCTTTGACGTGGACTCCGAGAAACCAGCCCTCTTGGTTCAGATCGATACCTAAGGCGTCCTGCAAGGACTTGTCGAGCACAACGGTGTCACGGACTTCGCCGATGTCGACGGTCTGACCGTGCATGACACCGAGGATGCGTTTGCCCACGAAGTCATGAGCCATGTCGCGCATTTCGGCTACCGACATGACATCACCCTGCTTGTCAACGACTTCGACACCACCAACGGTGGCAACTGACGCCCAACCGTACACCATGCGTTGCTCGTCGTCCACTTTCATCAACTGCTCATGATGGCTGGCACCCTCACCAGCCAGTTCGATCAGCCGCGTGTCCAGCGACGCCACATCCCCCGATTCTTGACATTCCAGAATCGTCTCAAGCACCTTGCGAACCAGCACTTGGCGCGGTGGCGTCATGGCCCGAAGATGGTGGTTTCCTGAAAAGAACGCAAGCATTACCCTTCAAGCTCCGCGATCTGGCGGCGAGCGATCGCCACCGAATCGGGCTTGTAAAACAAGATGCACCGACAGCTTGGATGAATCAGCGGGCCGTCAACCAACCCATCCGAGGGTGTTTCGAACGGTTCGTCCATCTGGCGTCCGTTGGGGTTAAGGTCGGGGATCGGCTTACACCGAGGGCATGGTCCCATCTGCTTCGGGGATCGGCTGTTGAGGGCAGCCGAACTGGCGTTCTCCGGAGCCACAACCCAGTAGCGCAACAATTCGTTCGGCAGATACCCCTGCTCTTTGGCTATCTTCTGCCAGAGCAATCGGTTACCGTCATTGACGGCCTGCATCATTTCGGTGCGTGCGATGTTCCGGGCGCGATAGGTTGCCATCCGTTCAGCATACCGATTCACCATGCGATCAATCGTGGCGGCGTCCTTCGGTGGCCGCTTGAATCTGAGGTCATGTAGTCCCCGCGCCCGGGCTTCCCCAAACCGACCAGCTTCAAGGGCTTCGCGGTAGGTGCGAACCGCCCTAGCTTGTCCTCGCGTCAGCGCAAAGTCAGGCAGTGCACGGAGTTCCCGTGCCGCTTCCAACGGACTGACTCCACGACGAAGAGCATCTTGGAGAACATCGCGCATTCCGTCTTTGGTCGTCCGACTCAAGCCCTTCACCCGGGCCAACGCCTTCTGTTGCAGGAAGGGGTAATCGGTCGGATCAGCCCGGGTGAGGTCGACCACTACCGGCCCCAAGTCAATCCGATTCTCGGCAGCGAAGGCCCGGAATCCCGGTTGCCTCATGAAAGCTGTGGCCTGCGCCTGCCCCTCTTTCAGCCACATTCGGACCATGTCGTTGGCGAGAGCTTCGGCCCCTTGAATGTTTGCGGTCAGGGCCTCCACGATGGCGGCGGGCTGTGCCCTGAAACGCAGGACAGCGTCAGCGATCATGCGCTCCGAAAACTTGGGCCAGCCATGCAACGCCAAGTAGTCCTTGACCTTCACGATCAGTCGGGCGATACGGAGAGTCTCCGCTCCACGAATGGCCTGTTGGCTGGCGTCAAGAGAGGCTTGCAGAAGGGCTTGATCCTCCGCTGTCATCATGCGAGGAAGAACCCAGTCAACAAGGTTGTCGGGTACTTCGAAGCCGGGGGACCACGACGGCCCAAGACCGGCAACCTTAACGAGTGGGACGGTCACAGGGACAGACGGGCGCGGTGTCGGCGTTCCCACCGCATCAGAAGGAGAAGGAATGTCCCTATCTCCATGATGTACACGCGACGGTTATGCACCATCGTCCTCCGTGTCTGTCGGTTCCTCGTAGTCGGTAGTATCCTCGGTGTCATCCCGTTCCTTACCCGCGCCGCCACCGCCAGACTCTTCTGTCAGGGCGGGAAGGCCAATCATTTGGCGGACCATGTTCTCGGTGACCGGATCGGGGAACAACTGCATCCCGGCTCCCACCATCGAGGTAGCGAACGAGGCGAACTGCGCCAAGTCTCGGCGTTCCAGCGGGCCGGGAGTCATGCGGGGCAAGACGGCAGTATCGAAACCATTCCACGCCCACAGCTTCGGAAGGAGATCTCGATTCAACTGCTCGGCGATGTTCTGCAGGAGTGCTTCCATGGCGCGGGTGAACATCTCGATCTTCGGGTCCGCTAGCGCCCGCGACCCTACAGAGGTTGCCCCAAGAAAGAGGAAGTCACCGAGCACAGTCATGGCAATGAGCCGATTGTAACCCTCGATGATCGCTTGCATGTCCATCGGGCGGCGGGTGTCCGGGAGGTTGTACTGCATATCGTACAGCGGATTGCCATGTTCATCGCGGTCGCTCGGGAAGATGACGGCCCCTTGGCGATCAGCGGCGAGGCGATCCGCAATCGACTTGTACACCGCGAGAGACGCTTTGAGGTTGTCATCGGCATCCGGTGCAAGCATGGCCGCGGGCACCCGAACGTCCACGATACCGCTTGACCGCACTGCTACACGCCCCATCGCCTCTTCGATGGTATTGCGGCGCACCCATGTGACATAGGCACCGCGAAGGATACTCCGGGACTCCGGATTCCCGAGGCGGCTTCCAGTCTTGAAGTGCAGGAGGCGGGACATCGGCATCTTGGTGGTCTGTCCGGTCGGAAGCATCTGCTCCACTCCAAGCAAACGGCCTTCCTCGCTGTAGAGCCAGCGCCAGATGGTTTCCTGTCCACGGGGCGCAAGCGCGGCGATCCCGATGTAGCCATCATCGTACAACGACCACAACCGATCATCGGCATTCGGTCCCTTGCGGCGCTTGAGTACGATTTCGCTCAACGCGAACCCGTAGACCAACATGGACAACGCCTCGCTGATCACATCACCGAACGGTGATTCCATGTCCTCGAACAAGACCGAGCGAACGAATTCCGCTGCCGCTTCTGCCTTGACCTTCGATCCGTCAGGATTCGGGGTAACAGACCATTCCACTCCACGGAGAAGACTTTCAATGGCGTAGATGATTGAGGAACAGACTGGATCGTTGTCGGCCATCTTGCGAAAAATCTGCGCTCCCTTGAGGCCGCGCAGTTCGACCAGATGTTCTTCGTAGAGGTAGCCATTGTAAGGGACCGCACCCCGCAGGCCGACCCGCCCAAGTTCTCCGCTGGGCGGACGCTCTTGCTGGCGAATAGGAACAGGTTCTTTCGGAGAGCGTGCCATGCGGACCTCAACCTTCTGTCGCCGGGGGAGACTCCTGCATCAACCGTGCTGCTGCGGCTTCCAGCCATCGTTCGATTTCAGCGTCAAGTGCGGCTTCGAATTCCGCGACAACCTCCGGAGGCGGGTCGTCCTGCTGACCGTCTCCGTTGTACGCCTGATCGAACAAAATTGGCTTGGCCATGTTCAATGATACTTGAGGGTGCGAACGTACGCTGACCGCGCTTCTGGCGACTCCCACATAATCCGATCATGGAGGCCGTGAAAGACATACATATCGGCCAGCTTGCGATCAGGGTGGATGATGAAGGTAATAGTCTTCACCCTCAGACTTCGACCCGCCTTGCGTTCCAGCGCCCGGACAGCAGCCGCCTTCCGTTCGTGAATGGCTCGCTGCTTCCGTTCATTCCACCGGCGCTTGGCATCGGGACGCGCACGGGCTAGCCATGCCTTCTCTGACTCCCCCGGCTCCCCGATGGTCTGCCGCCAATGCTGGGCTGTCGGGCCATTGGAGGCAAGTCCGGTCTTTACTTCCACCACCTCGTGGTCGTAGATGATGTCGAGGGGGTAGTTGTTCCGCCCGAGATTCAGCGTCTCTGCATCTGGGTACCCATGCTGACGCATATATGACACCAGCACTTGTTCCCCCAATATACCGACCGCGTGCTTCGACGGTTTCACCCGCACCCGCGCAGGCTCACCCTTCCACGCCCGTTCCTTGACGACAGTCACCTTTATCGAAGGGAGTGAGGCATACTGGCCTCCGGTGCTGCCGGGTGAGCCTGCCGGTTTGCGGTTCTTGTTGCCCTTGCTGATGTCATCGAGGAACGCTGCGTACATCAAGGTCCCGCGAAACATTTTGGGAAGGTTCTCGACGAACGCCTGTCCATCCTGCGGGCGGTAGCCCTCTCCCTCGCTGATTTCGTATCCTTGCGTCATCAGTTTGGCCACGATAGGGGAGGACATGGGATCGGCGATCACACGCTCACCGTCCCACGTCACCAGACCTTCGCGGACGTAGTCGGGGGGGTCCCCTCGCAAGACAAACAGACCGATGGTAATCAATCGAAGAACCCCTTCCTTAGCCGCCAGCCCCCATTGCGCGCAT